TGTGGGCGTGTGCGTCCGCAAAAGTCCGCGAGGAGTTGCCGATGCCGCGTACCGGCCGACCTAAGCAGCCCGCCGCCGTCAAAAAACTGCTCGGCAACAAAGGCAAACGCAAGATCCGCCCGGACCTGCCGTCGACGCCCGGCATTCCGCAGATGCCAGCCCGGCTGCTGACCGAGCCGGTGGCTGTCGCCAAGTGGCACGAGTTCGTGCCAATCCTCCAGGCCCTCGGCACGCTCACGGTGTCAGACGGCGAGGCGCTTGCCACGTTGTGTGAAGTGTTTGCTGCGGGGCAATCGGCCTTGCTCGAGCTCCGGGCATCCGGGCCGGTAATTCACGCCGAGAACGGGGTGATCAAACCGAACCCGGCCGGGCCGTTGTACCGTGGGTTAGTGAGCCTCCAAGCCTCGCTAATGAACGAGTTTGGCTTGACCCCATCTTCACGAGCACGCATTGGTGGCAAAGAGACGAAGCCAACCGACGAAGTCGAAGAGTTCTTCAAGCTCCACGGTGCCTGATCTCACCCCCGAAGGTGAGGCCAAGTACCAGCGAGTGGTTGCGTTCTTCGAAAAGATCCTGCGACACAGCAAGGGGCAGAACGCCGGCAAGCCGTTCACGCTCCTGCCTTGGCAGCATCACGTGCTGCGTGAGCTGTTTGGCAGGATCAACCCGGATGGCACGCGACAGCATCGCGTCGGGTACATCGAGCTACCAAAAAAGCAGGGCAAGTCGACGACACTGGCAGGCATCGCCCTCTACATGACGGCGTTCGACTCGGAGCCTGGTGCGGAGGTGTACGGTGCCGCGTGTGACCGCGAGCAAGCGGGCATCATCTACCGCGAGGCGGCATCGATGGTGCGGGCCTCCCCTGCCCTGTCCAAGCACCTCGAGGTGATCGACAGCCGCAAGACCATCGTGCACAAGGCTAGCAACTCGTTCTACAGGGTGCTGTCAGCCGATGCGTTCCGTGCCGAAGGGCTCAATATTCACGCCCTGCTATTCGATGAACTCCACGCACAAAGGGACCGCCGCCTCTGGGCTTTCGCCCCTGGCTGAAAGGCCGGGGGCGAAGGCCCAGAGAAAACAAGAGACGCACTCAGGTACGGTGGAGCTGCCAGAAGATCGCCGCTGCTGCTGTCGATCACCACGGCTGGCTACGACCGCAAGAGCATCTGCTGGGAACAGCACGCCTACGCTGAGCGGTGCATCGCGGATCCGGCCACCGATCCAGCATTCTTCGGGTGCATCTACGCCGCGCCTGCCGACTGCGGATCGGACGGCACCTGGAAAGACGAGCGAGTCTGGCATCAGGCAAACCCGAGCCTTGGCGAGACGATCACGGTCGAGTCTTTCGCGGCCGATGCCCGCGAGGCCGAGGCAAGCCCTTCGAAGCTCAACTCATTCCTGCGGTACCGACTCAACGTCTGGACCACGTCGGATGTCCGCTGGATCTCGCCTGGTGCGTGGGCGAAATGCTCGCAGCCACTGAGGCCGGGCCTTGAGAAGCGAGAATGGTTTGCCGGGCTCGATCTCGCTACGACCTACGACCTTTCGGCGTTCGTCATGGTCAGCCAGGACGAAGACGGCACCTTCGATGTCATGCCGTATTTCTGGGTGCCAGAGGCCAATGCTGCCGAGCGGGCCACGAGAGACAAGATTGACTACCTCGGGTGGATCCGCAACGGCCACATCCGGGCCACGGATGGCAACGTCACAGACTACGACGTGATCCGCCGGGACATCGTCGAACTGTCGCAGAAGTTCAACATTCGGCAGATCGCCATCGACCGCTGGAACGCCACGCAGCTATCCAGCCAACTTCAAGGGGATGGCCTGCAAATCGTAGGTTTTGGGCAGGGCTACGGCTCAATGTCGAGCCCCGCCAAGCAGTTCGAGAACCTCGTGCTGTCGGAGCGGATCCGTTGCCAGAGCCCAGTGATGGATTGGATGGCATCGAACGTGGCCGTGCAGAGCGACCACCAGCAGAACATCAAGCCCAGCAAGGCAAAGAGCACCGAGCGGATCGACGGCATCGTAGCCCTGGTCATGGGCCTCGGGTTGCACGCGGCAAACACGGCCAGACCCGCTGAACAAAACTGGGACATGATCATCCTATGAGCCAGACCACCGACATCAGCACAGCGTCAGAGTCGCGTGATTGGCGGATGATCGATCTCCGCGGCATCGACTGGTACCCAGACACCAAGACGCCTGCTGGCATCCGCGTCACGCCCGAGACGGCGATGCAGTGCTCGGCGTTCCTCGCGTGCGTTCGCGTGATCTCGGAGAGCGTCGCGAGCCTGCCGCTGCACCTGTTCGAACGGCAGGGCAATGACCGGGTGCGTGCGGAGTCTAGCCCGCTGTACCGGCTCCTGCACACCCAGCCCAACGGCTGGCAGACGGCCCTTGAGTTCCGCGAGCAGATGACTGCCCTCTACCTCATGTACGGGCAGTCCTTCGCGGAGATCATCGGCAACTCTCGCGTCGGTGCTGTCGCCGAGCTCCGGCCGCTGCACCCTGCGAACATGGTCGTGGAGCGACTGGAGAACGGCTCGCTGAGGTACCGCTACCGAGAGCCGGACGGCTACGGCCGCGAGACGATCTACCGCCAGGACCAGATCTTCCACCTGCGGTTCCTGTCGCTCGACGGCATCAACGGGATCGTGCCGACGACCGTGTGCCGCGATGCCATCGGCCTCGCCAGGGCCCTCGAGCAACACGGCTCGAGCTACTTCGGGAACGGTGCCCGGCCGGGCGTGGTGCTTGAGTCCGACAACCCCATCCCGCCCGAGGCCGCGTCGAATCTCCGCGACGCTTGGGAGCGGATGCACCGCGGAGCAGACAGGGCGTTCCGCACGGCTGTGCTGCCCAACGGCGTAAAGGCCAAGGAGCTCAGCGGCAGCAACGAGGCGGCCCAATACCTCGAGACGCGGCAGTACCAGGTTATCGAGATCTGCCGGGCATTCCGCATGCCTCCGCACATGATCCAAGACCTGACCCGCAGCACCTTCTCCAACATCGAGGTGCAGGGCACGGAGTTCGTGCAGCACTGCCTGCTGCCGCATCTGCGACGGTGGGAGGCCGCGATCTCCCGCGACCTCATCGCAGACGACGAGCGGTACTTCGCGGAACACAACGTCAACGGGCTGCTGCGTGGTGATTCGGCGGCGCAGTCCGCTTTCGTGACGGCGATGCTCGACCGCGGCGTGTACGACATCGACGAGGCGCGTGCTTACCTCGGTATGACGCCCCTGCCAGCAGACGCCGGCAAGCTGCGGCTGGTGCCGATGAACATGCAGACGGTCGAAGCCGCCAACGCCGGGCCTCCAGAACAGCCACCCATGCCCGAGCCTGCCGTGCAGCTGGTCTCCGAGGTCGAGTCGTCACCGGAAGACGACGCAGAGGACCAGGGCGAGAGCGAGTCGCGGGCGCTCACTATCAGCATCGACTTCGACCGCACGTTCGCGGCCGATCCGAAGCTGTGGGGAGCGTTCGCCAAGAACGCTGCGGACAACGGCAATCAGGTGGTGATGATCTCGCGCCGCCCCGAGTCGGATCGGCAGGAGGTCGTGGAGACGCTTGGCGACTACGCCGCTGCGTTCTCGCAGGTTCTGCTCGTCGGGCCCGAGCGGCTTAAGGAACAGGCTGCCGAAGAGGCTGGCGTGAAGGTCGACGTGTGGGTGGACGACTCGCCGCAATTCATCAAAGGGGCATGACCATGGACATCGAACGCCGCGACCTGGCCGTAGAGGCTGACGACGACCTGCAGATCGAGACTCGGGCTGACGGCCGGGCTGCCATCGTCGGCTACGCAGCTGTCTACAACCGTCTCTCGCTCGATCTGGGCGGTTTTCGGGAGATGATCCTGCCGGGAGCCTTCGACAAGGTGCTTGGCCGGGAGCGGGGCCGCCAGGACGTTGTGGCGTTGTTCAACCACGACAGCAACATCGTGCTGGGCCGGGCATCAAGCGGCACGCTGGAGCTTTCGAGCGATGAAAAGGGCCTGCGGTACGTCGTCACGCCACCGGTCAGCCGCGCCGACGTGCTTGAGCTCATCCAGCGTCGGGACGTTCGGGGCTCGTCGTTCGCGTTCACGGTCGACACCCGAGGCGAGCAGTTCGTGACCGACGACAAGGGCGGTGCCGTGCGGCAGATCCGCGAGGTTTCGGGCTTGTACGACGTGGGCCCGGTGCTGGTGCCCGCGTACCCGTCGACCACGGCAGGCGTGGCCATGCGGTCGTACCAAGCGTGGCTGTCTGCCCAAGAGCCCGCCCCTGTCGCGTCCCCTGTCGTGAAGCGATCCACGGCCGTCGAGGGTGCTGTGGCCGCTCTCCTTCGACTCAGGAGTGCCATGCGTGGCTGACCGACCGCGGTGCCAGTGCGGCGAGACGATGCGGACACGCTCCAGCCGGGCGTGTGGCGCTGAGCAGCTGCGGTACGTCCGCTGCCCTCGCTGCGGAGCTAGAGCCCGCTGCGTTGTCAGCACAACACATTCAGCCCTGCGTTTCTTCAAGGGGACCGCTGGCCGGTCCTAGTCTCCGGGCATCGACACGCGGCGCGCCGCCGCATCCCTGGAGATACCGACCATGGACGTGATCAAGAAGCTGACCGACGAGGCCGCTGAAACCAGCAACCGGATCGAGGCTGTCCGTGCCATGGAGTGCGTCGATGCCGACGCGGTTGCGGCTCGCGACCTCGAGCTCGAGGGCCTGATGCGTCGGGCCGACGACGTGACCAAGAAGCTCAGCTTCGAGCAGGCCGTCGCCGAATCGCAGAAGAATCTCCGCAGCGTGGTCGACCGCTGCACTCCGGCTCCATCGGCCGCGAAGGTCGAGCGGGCCCGCGTCGAGGCCGTGCCGTTCCGCGGCAAGCTCCGGGCGTTCAAGACGCAGGAAGAGGCCCACACGGTCGGGCAGTGGATCAAGGCTTCGTACTGCAACGATGCCCACGCTCGCCAGTGGTGCGACGATCACGGCGTCGAGGTGCGGACCATGTCCGAGTCGAGCAACTCGGCTGGCGGTGCCCTCGTCCCCGACGTGATGGTGGCCAACCTCATCC